CTTTTAGTCCAGCACTTGCACCTCTATTTGTAGATTGTGTTGCTACTGACTTTAATACTTCATAAGCTTGTTTTGCAATGTTACCAGGAATTATTTTTTTTCTAAATTTTGCTATACATTTATTTGTTTCTTCACAATATACATCAGCATCATAATTTATGAAAGTATTATAATCTTTTTCAGATAACAATACACCTCTTAATTTATCAGTTTCTTTATCAGTAAGTCTTGGTTTTATAACTATTTTTTTCATAGGTTTTCATATGCTTTTTCAATACAATAATATACTGTATCAGTTAAATTTTCTACAAAACAAGATGTAGTTGATACATTAAATAAAGCATCATTTAAATCAAAGTCTCATAAACGACAATCACAAATAATTAATTTAATACATCAAAGACTTCGTGTTGCAGTTGAAAGAACTAAAGATCCAGAAAAGAAAAAAAGATTGAAAGCTGCATATGATTATATCAAAAAGAAAAAAGAAGCTTCCAAAGAAAAAACTAAAAGATTAAACAAAGAAAATTTTGCAGATGGAAAG